GCAAGATCAGTGAGGCAACCGCCCGGAAGTTTTTGGTAACAGCGGTGGCAGACGAGAACAACGAGGTCAAGCATGTCTATCCGTACTTTAATAAAGATGGTCAGCACGTCGCCAACAAGCTCAGAGCACGTTTTGATAAAGCATTTAAATGGGAAGGAGATGCGCGACAGTCTACTCTCTTTGGCCAAAGCCTATTCCCAGCTGGATCAGCGAAAGCTATCACTCTTGTTGAGGGTGAGTGCGACGCGATGGCTGCCTACGAGATGCAGGGTAGTCGCTATCCGGTGGTTTCAGTTCATTCTGCAGGTTCGGCAGCAAAAAACTGCGTAGACAATTTCGAGTACCTTAATTCCTTTGAAACCATTGTAATCTGTTTCGACAGGGACGAGGCTAAGGTTAACCCTAAGACGGGTGCCGTCCACTATCCCGGACAGGAAGCCGCGCTGACTGTGGCAGCGATGTTCCCCATCGGCAAGGTCCGCATTCTGACCTTGAGCGACCACAAGGACCCCAACGACTACCTAGTTAACGGTAAGGCTGGTCAGTTCATCAAAGAGTGGTGGGCTGCTCCTTCGTTCACGCCTAGCGGGCTTAAGCTGGGCAAGGACATGTGGGAAGAGATCAGTACCCCGAAGAACTACGAGACGTGCCCGTATCCGTGGGAAGGCATGAACTACATGACCTACGGTATCCGGTTGTCTGAGCTTGTTATCGTCACCGCTGAAACTGGTGTCGGTAAAACCAGTGTGCTGAAGGAGATCGAATATCATCTGCTTTCCACGACTGACAAGGGCGTGGGTTTTCTCCATCTCGAAGAACCCAACTCCGACACCGCCCTCGGGCTTATGTCTATTGATGCTAATAAGCCTCTACATCTTCCTGATGTGCGGGCAGAGGTAACCAAGGATGAACTTCGCAAGCATTATGACACGGTTATCAATAATGATCGTGTGGTTATCTGGGATCACTTTGGGAGCAACTCTGTCCATGAAGTGCTCAACAAGATTAGACATATGCACAATCTTGGCTGCAAGTACATTGTTCTGGACCACCTTAGTATTGTGGTCAGTGATCAGTCTGGCGATGAACGCAAACAGCTTGATGAGATTACTACAAAGCTGAAGACGCTCTGCATGGAGCTGAACATTGCGGTGATCGCAGTTATCCACCAGAACCGAGCAGGCCAAATTCGGGGCACGGCTGGTGTGGAACAATTGGCGAACATCGTAATCAAGCTGCATCGAGACAAAGAGGACCCTGATGAGTGGAGACGTAATGTCACGAAGATCGTTGTCCAGAAAAACCGCTTCTGCGGACGGACCGGCCCCGGGGTGTATCTGTGGTACTGTCCTGAAACTGGACGACTTCTTGAACTGGATAAAGATCAAATCGTCCAATACGAAAGCGGAGCAACCGGAAAGGAAATGTGGTGAGTAATCACGAAGAGTTTAAGAAACAGATCGAACATGAACAGAAAGAGCTAGACGATTTCAAGTGGGCCTTGCGTCACGCAGAATCTCATGGGCTGGGCCGCGAGTTCTTTCAGGATTTCGTTCATGAACTTAAGGGCGGTAACTCAGTGCATGGGGCCTATCAGTACGCCCTTTATGAGTGGGATCTCTAATTTGTGTACCTAAGACACAAAGACCTTAAAAGCTATTGGGTGCTAGACATCGAGACGGATGATCTAGCCGCAACGGTGGTCTGGTGTGTGGTCCTGCAAAATGTGGCCACCCGCCAGATCATCAAGTTTCATGGAGATTTCTATAGTGAGTTCAGGCGTTGGGTGGCGGAACACCCTGAGGCGATCTTTGTTGGGCACAATCTGCTTAGCTTTGACGTTCCCACTCTTAATCGCCTGTGTGGCACTGACATTCCCCTTGATCGTCTTGTTGACACACTTGTCCTTAGCTACCTCTACGACCCGGTCATGCAGGGGGGTCACAGCCTAGAGGCTTGGGGCGAGCGCTTCAAGTTCCCGAAGGGAGACTTCAATGACTGGTCTCACTTCTCTGACAAGATGCTTAGCTACTGTGTTCGTGACGTTGAGCTTACTTGTCTGCTCTTTACCCGTCTCACTGCACGCATGGCTGCCAGAGGGTTCTCGGAAAAGTCCTGCCAGCTCGAACACCAAATCCGACATGTAGTAAACAAACAGGAAAAGAATGGATTCTGGTTCAACGTTCCTAAAGCGGAACAACTTTACGCTGAACTACGACAGCGCGAGCGGGATTATGGAGATCAAATTCACCGACTCTTCCCGCCGGAACTCAAGCTACAGGAAACCTATCGGTACCGGGTCAAAAGAGATGGGTCTCCTTACAGCACTTTTCTTAGACACACTGAGCAATATGAGAAAGTAGTCCGACGTGGTGACGAATATGACGTCTACAGCTACGAAGAGTTCAACATCGGGTCTCCGATGCAGCGTGTCGAGAAGCTCCTTAGCTTGGGCTGGAAGCCTTCTAAGTTCACCCCCAAGGGTAACCCGCAGGTCGACGAAGAAAGCCTTGTAGCCTTCGCTAATGAGATTGGTTCGGCTGAAGTCCGGGCCATTGCCGACTGGCTTGTCGTTAATGGGCGGGCCAACATGATCAACACCTGGCTCAACAACGTCAGACCCGACAGCCGTATTCACGGTAAGGTCATGACATGCGGAGCCGGTACAAGGAGAATGACGCACAGTGCGCCAAATACAGCCAACATCCCCGGCAATGAAGCCAAGTACGGTCACGAATGTCGGGAGTGTTGGGGTGCCACACCCGGGCGGCGTCGTCTTGTGGGATACGACGCAAAAGCCCTTGAGATGCGGATGTTCGGCCACTATCTTAACGATCCAGTCGCTGCCGAGCTGTACATCAATGGAGACCCGCACAGCGTCAATGCTGCGGCTCTTGGACACGAGAGAAAGCCAGCTAAGACTGATTTCTACGCGTTCATGTACGGAGCTTCCGATGGAAAGCTGGCTCTGCCCCACGGCAAGGGTCGTGAGTACGGACGGTGGATGCGAGAGACACTCATGTCCAGCACCCCTGGACTTGAAGACCTCATCAAAGAAGTCCAAGCCGAACAGAAAGCCGGATTTATTCTTTGTATTGATGGGGGTTTTGTACGCTGTCCCAGCCCTCATGCTGCTCTTAACTATAAGCTGCAGTCGGCAGGTGCCATAACCATGAAACAGGCTGCAATCTTTATCGACCAACGGGTTCAGGAACGTGGACTGGACTGTCTAAAAGTTGGAGACATCCACGACGAAGGACAACATGACTGTGCTGAAGGCGATGCTGAGGAGTTTGGAAAGCTGGCTGTCCAAGCAATCCGAGATGCCGGAGAAGAGCTTAATTTCAGTGTTCCGCTAGACGGAGACTATAAGGTCGGTGGGACGTGGGCTGAGACTCACTAATATATAGGCTCTTTCCCGGCCAACTCTAAAGATAGTATAACGTTGAAATGAAAGGTTGTCAAGATGGATGATGAAGAGTTCGACTGGTTTACGGATCCTAACCGACGAACGGCAGACGACGATTTGTACGAAAACTGGCCGGACAACGCTGCCGATGAACTTTGAGTGTGAAGCATGAACGCACCGGGACACATGACCCACTTCCGAGGGATGCCCCTTAAGGACCTATCTCGACAAGAGTTGTACGACGCAATTGAGTATCTCGATCAGATGTACAATCAGTGTCTGAAAATCATGAGGCAATATCACCAACCAAAATCAGAACGTAACGTTTATTACGGTTGACACACAACCTAAAGTTTGGTACTATATAAGAGTCGGGGGTGCAGCAATCCTGCACAGACACACTCGACGTTTTCTCAGAGAGGTAATTAATATGGCTATGATTCAAGGTAAAGCGTATTGGGCCAAGGTTGTTGGCGATCCCGTGAAGGGCTACAACCCGGGTGAGTTTGAGTGGAGCATCGACGTGACGGTTGACGCTAACACCAAGAAGCAACTCAAGGAACTCGGTGTTCTTGATCGGGTTAAAGACAAGGCCGATGAGCGTGGTGCGTTCATTACCTTCAAGCGTAAATCCGTCAAGGCTGACGGTACTCCGGCCAAGCCCATCCGTATTGTTGACTCGGATGGTAAGGAGTGGGACGGCAAGACCAAGATTGGCAACGGCTCGATTGTCAATGTTAAGTTTGCTGTCAACGAGATTCCCGCCTTTGGCGGCGGTAAGCCCCGGCTCAAGCCGTCCATTCTAGCGGTTCAGGTCTGGGACCTTGTGCCGTACGAAGGCAAGGGCGACGACTTCCCCCAGAAGAGCAACAAGAAGGCCGAGGCGGAAGATTGGTCCGCTGAAGGTGACGACGTTAGCGAGGTTATGTAATGAAGCGTTATACTATGTACGCCCTGCAAGATTACAATGGCGCTAGCAGCGAGAAGGTTCAAAACCTGACGGCTGTTGAGGCTGCTGATCTTGTTGAAGAGTATCTTGAGGGCGGCTTTGTAGAGCTGTCTATCTACGAAGAGGAAGACGTAAACGCGTGAAGTCAATTGACACACTGATCGACGACATCAAGGCTCTCTTTGAAGGGGAGCCTCATGAGTGCGATCAGGAGCGTGTCAAGGAGTTTGGTCAGGCTGTAGCCAACATGGTTGCAGCCCGCCTTGCCGAGGACCGCCGAGATGGGCCTAAGACCCTTAGGATGTCTAACCTCGGTAAAGGCGACCGACAGCTTTGGTATGAGATCAAAGGAGGCGAGCCCGGCGAGGAGCTGTCTGCCTCCACCAAGCTGAAGTTTCTGTTCGGTGACATTCACGAGCTTATGTTGATCTTTCTGGCAGAGGAAGCGGGACACACTGTTGAACACAAACAAACTAAGGTCAACGTTAACGGCGTGCTTGGCAGCATGGACGCTATCATTGACGGGGTTGTGGTGGACGTTAAGTCAGCGAGTCCGTTTGCTTTCCAGAAGTTCAAGCAGGCAAAGCTTAGAGACGACGATGCCTTCGGCTACTACGAGCAACTCGCGGGTTATGTCGAAGGAGCAAATGTGGAAGCTGGAGGAGCGTGGTTGGCTATCGAGAAAGTTGCCGGCCACCTTACCCTCCTCAAGGCCCCTCGTGAAGAACTAGACGCGCTAAAGATCAGGGATCGCATCACCCATATGCAGGAGGTTCTGTCTTCGGACAACCTTCCTGAACGATGCTACTCAGACGAAGAGATAGGCAAGTCCGGCAACCGAAAGCTGGGTGTCAACTGTTCGTACTGTCCTTTCAAAAAGAAGTGTTGGGCCGACAGCAATGGCGGTATCGGGCTTCGAACTTTTATTTACAGCAATGGGCCGGTGCATTTTACGCACATTGAAAAAGAGCCCAACGGACCTTTGGAGGTAACTTTTTAATATGAGCAACATTATCGGTCTAAATGGCAAGTCGGTTGAAACTACGGTTGAAGCCAAGCCTGAGTACAAGACTTACACCTTCCAGACTCGGAACGGTGACGAAATGACGGCTGAGGGCTACATGGCTGTCACTGGTGCGTGGGTTGGTGTCGGCCGTGGTGACGGCGACATTCAAT